TCAAACAATTTATATTCGGTTATCATTGATTTATTGCGTTGGTCTCTTTGCATAACTTGGTAACCTATAGATAGTTCTGCGTTCATTCCGTTTTCAAACATCATTTTGACGTCGGTAAACATATCCCTAGACATCTCTTTATTCATATTGAATTGAGAGGTAGTCATAAGACCGTACTCATCCATTGTATCTATCTCTAATGGCACTCCTAGCATCATGTTAGAATTATGGTCTTTAAGAACTCTAATTCTTTTAAAGTTTTCCTTTACCGTTTTGTCAAAAGAGCCAAACATTGAAATATCATCATCAGCATCTGTATTATTGTACGCATTAGCATAAGCCATTACTATACCTTTACTTTCGTCTAAATCTTTTAAATCGTATGCAATCTGTTTAAATTTCATTTTTTTATTTATTTAATTATTCTGGAAAATCTACACCATAAAATATAACAACATTATGAATAGCGTTAGCTTGAGTAGGTATAGTGAAAGTTGTAGCTAATCCAGCTATTTTAGCAACAATAGGTTGAGCAAGTTGTAAATTAAGAACTGTAATATCATCGCCTAAAGAACCAGCCCTAACTGTATTTCTAAAACTAAAATTACCGCCTAAATTTGTTGCAGTAATAAAATTACCAACTGTGCCAGTTGCTACAGGTGCTGATAAAACCTTGTTTATCATAATACCAGTTATGTAATGTACTTTTCCCGCTACAGCAGGCAATGTTACCACTAAGTCAGTTCCTGAAACTGATATTCCATTTATAATTAGATTGTTATTCATATTTATTTATTTATTAATTACTCTTTTCTTATTAACCCACCCGTTGCATTTCTTTTTGGTACTAATGTCATAGCGCAACGGCAGTTTATTATATTACCCGCTAATCCTAAATCTTGGTCACCAGGGTACATAACCGCATTATCACCATCTTTTCCATTAACAACAAATAAATCTTCTAAATCCACTACTACATCATTCATATGTAAATGGTCGAATTGGTCTTCAGGCGTTACTCTTGTTCTCTCACTTTGAATAGACACCCATTTCTTAGTCATTACTAGCCTGCTCGCTCTGCCAGCTTGTAACGTTGCATAGTTACTTATCGTAGTGCTTTCTGTTCTTGCTATTCTTAATGCCTGCCACTTATAAAAATCATTACTATTTACTTTTTTAACAATTTCGCTCCTTACTTGCATTACTGTTTTATCCTCACTAACATAAGCGTCTTTTATTACCTTCACCACCTCGCCTATCATTGTTTCTCTAACTGTATTTATTCGCTGACCTATGGTGTTAATTACTACCGTATTAATCAAATTATTGAAGAAGTTAGCGAAAAAAGACAGTCCTATATCTTTTGTGTCACTATCTATATTCCTAACAACAAATTCACCATGTTTTAAACCTATTGCCCTGTACAGCTCAATATACATCGTTTTAACGTGCTTTTTATCAAATGTAGACTCTACAGTCATTTGAGCATTATCAACCGTTACATTTCCTAAAGATAAGCCTTTTATTATTATCTTTAAATGCTTCTTTACAATTCTATAGGCTTGCTTCTCATAACTCTTTTGTAGGATACTATAAGTCTTTCTGTATTGATCGGTTGTCATTCAAATGCTTGATTAATATCTGTATTGCTGATTGTATCTACTCCGATAGGCATTAAATTCATTGGCATATAAATATTGTCCATTCCTTCTAAATCAGATGTTTCGTATTTTAAAGCAGTTCTAAACTCATTTGGAGTTATTGGTGCTTTACTTAACCAATCAACCATAAAACCCATATCTTCCTGCATCTCTGGCAATTCGCTTGCATCAAATTCCATTATACTATTTTCATATCCCTTAAACTTCTGAATAAATCCTTTGCTAAATGCTTCGCTAAAAAGCATTAAATCTGGCATAATATTATCAGTAACAACTCTTTTTTGCGCAGCTTTTAAACTATCGCTGCTATTTAAACCACTTCCACTATCATTGTTTAATAACTCGTCATTCCAAATTAGTACGTTACAAATTGTTTTTCTATCAAATGCTAAATATTCAAATGGTTTAAGTTCATCAGTAGTCAAGGATATCCGTGTAAATCCTAACTCACCACTAGAGCCAGATATATTAGCAAATCGACCCTTCTCGCTATCCATCTGCTTTATTCTATCCTTTATTCCAATAGCCTGCTCAGCACTCAATGGAGTTCCTTTTCCATGTATAAAACCAAAAACACCGCTATTACTCATTGTCTTAGCGTTGTTGTCAATAGCCTCATTTGAGGTTTGTATATTACGTAATGCTGAAGATAATTCACTCAAACCGTACAAGTGCCTACCCATTTCATCATAAAAAGGATTAGGACGTTTAATGTGAATTATCTCATAAGGATAAAACTCAACAAATGATTTAATATTGTAAATAATATAATGGTCTATAGGAGATTCTAAGCCATACATAATAGCACCCGTTTTTAATACTATCTCTACTTTATCAGCAGGCAAAACATAAAGTTGCAAAGGCACACCAGCATTAGCCCCGTCTTTAGGGCATACTTTATAAAAGTAGCAATTACCTGTAGTTTTAAGATAAGTTTTGTAAAGTGCTAATATATCGCCCCAATTTTGGTTTGGATTAGGTTCAAGCATAGGGAACACCTGCTCATCATCTTCATAAGCCTTAGTAAGTAAAGATAATTTTGTTTTCTTTTGCAAGTAACTAAGATTATTTTTAGTTGCTTTATAAAGATTAATTAGTTCGTTTCTTGCTTTTTTATTTTTAACTTTTTTTACGCAATAAGGAATAGATGCGGTTTTAACTGACATTTGATTTATAACCGCAAATACATCGGGATTGTCTCCATATCCTTTATTAAGTATCTCAGTATTTGTATTATCGTATCTTGTAAATCCACCACCAAAGATGCTAAATATAGCCTCATTTAGCTTATTAACTACTGTATCTTTACCAATTAACGCATTAAATGCACTAGAAAATCTATTCGCCATAATAGTGTTTATAATACAAATATACTAATTATATTTAATATATTTAAAACCTTTATTTAAAGCAAAAACCCTACTTTAAAAGTAAGGTTTATTTTTTATTTATTTTAACAAAGTATAAGCGAAATTAAAACTTCGCTTATACAAGTGTTAGCGGTCATTCTTAAGAAAATCCGCAGCATCATATAATCCAAGTTTATTGGCAAAAATTCGCAATATCTCACACTGTTTCATTAATGAAGTTTGTGTTTGTGGCAATTGCTTCATTTTATTTAGTTCCTCTTCATAAATTGAATAAGGGAACGAACCGCTAACAGCATTTTCACGCAATTGCTTGGCTTGGGTTGTATCTGAAATATTTTTGCTCATTTTAAGTTTGTTTTATTTTTGTTAACATTAGTGTTTAATTCACGCAACTGACGTGAAGATGCAAAACGTTACATTAAACAAATATATAAATAATTATTTAAATAAACAATAGTTTTATTAATAAACTTTTAATAAATTTAAAAGAAGAAACTTTCAACTGTAATTAGATTCTTTTCAACACCGTATGCGGTAAGGTCAATATGTTCATCGTGCTTTGCGTTTGGAAACATTGCAACCTGATGAAGATAAGCATCATTCCAAGAACCTCTCACTAATATAACTCTCTCGCTCTCTATGTATGGTGCTGTAGTTCTAGCACGTTCTATCTATGAAACGCTTACGAAATTACTTTTAATCTCTGCTATGTTTAGTTTAGTTTGGGATTTTATTAATTGCTTTATACTTTTACCACTTGCTTTAGGCTCTACATAAATCATTTTTACCTTTATCCCTAATGCGCTAATGTGAGTAGGTATAAATTTAATTAACTCAGGCATTTCTAGATACTTATCTATACTTGAATATATAACATAATTGTTACCTATCTTAGCTCCTATTTGTATACCTGTAGGGTCGTTCTTAGTATCTTTAGTGTACGCTCCATCAATAAACATCTCCCACTCAATAGCAGGCGGTAAATCCTGTTTATCTATTATCTTAAACCATTCCTTTTTCCATTCACCCCCCTCTTCGGGAGCTGGTATCTGCATATATTGTCCTGCAAAATTGTAACGGCTAGCCTGTCTAATTTGCTCTAATTCTTTAAACGTATGCTTCTGCTCCCATAATGGCTTATTGTTTTTATCTAATGCGGGTAAACATAAATGTTCCCATTCTTCGCCACTTCCACCATTCAAAAGAAAACCGCTCATGTCATCTTCATGCAGTCTTTGCATAATAACTATTATAGGAGTATTTCTATCGTTTACACGTGATCTAATAGTTCCGTTGTACCTTTCGTTAATAGCTTTTC